TCGACTAGATCTTATGGTGGTTATGTACAAACTCATGCTTACAATTTAGATGCAGGTAAGTTAGGTGATTTTTTACAGGAGCACTTCACAGATAAGGTGAAACACATAGTTGCTCATATTGAAGAAGTAATACATGATGAAGAAGGTGTTAGTAAATTAATAGATACTAAAGGAGGGGCGCATACAGCGGATTTATTTATTGACTGTACAGGGTTTAAACGCTTGCTAATAGATAAAGTATGTGATACCCCTAGAAAGTCTCTGGCTCCTTATTTGACGCATGACAAAGCTATGATTATGCCAGTTGCGTATATTGATCCATATAAAGAAATGAACCCAAGAACTGGTGCAAAAGCAATGAGCTCCGGATGGATGTGGAACATTCCTTTATATAGCACAATGATTAATGGCTATGTATATGACTCTACCTTTATTACTGATGAAGAAGCTGAGGCAGAAATGAGAGCTGATATAGGAGATAGGGTTAAAGATGTAGAGCCTTTTATTATACCTATAAATACAGGACATTACACAGAGCCTTATTCTAAGAATGTAGTGGCAGTAGGATTATCCGCAGGATTTATAGAGCCAATAGAAGCCACATTACTTATGAATGTGCAGTTTGCTGCCTATAACCTGCATGAGCTACTAGAAGGGCATATGACTAAAGAGATTTATAATGATATAACTAGTACCTCCTTGGAGGACACATTAGACTTTATCTCTACTAATTATTATATGTCTAGCAGGGAAGATTCAGAATTTTGGCGTTCTAGAGGCAAGAATACACACATAACTAAACGTATGAAGTCCTGGTTAGAGACCTGTAAGAAGGCCTTGCTACCCCCTATTAGAGATGTCATGTTCATCCCTAGTTGTTGGATTTCTAAACTAATAGGTTTCGGATACTTCCCTGAAGGGGATGGCTTTGAAGAGAAAGAACCATGGTCTTTACCAACATACAGTGGTACTAACTTTGAACCACGTAATAAGCATAAATATAAATACGTCGACGAGATTAATGCTCAAAGACAAATGGATGAGATACGTAATTTTGATACAAGCGTATTTATTAGTCAAAAAGAGTACCTAGATAGGTACATCTATAAAGGAGAAAAATAATGGCAGTTACATTAACAAGCACGGGAATCACCTTCTCGGATAATACCTCAATTAATAGCGCAGAAGGGCTAGGGGGACTTAAGGGGTCACAAACTTTTTATAATAGTGCTACATGGACAAGACCTAGCGGAGTATCTAATGTTATGGCAACGGTTCAAGGTGGCTCTGGTGGTGGATATGATAGTAATGTTTATGGCCAGGGATGGACCCGGGGAGGGCACGGAGGGGAGTCTGTGGGAGTGATAGCAGTAAATGGAAATGTGGCGGTTACTATAGGTAATGGTGGCAGTGCTGGGTTAGCGTCGGGTTACGGTAATAATAATCCTAATTCAGGCAACGCATCAAACTTTAGTAATGTACAAGGTGGTGGTGGCGGCGTCAATGCATCCGATAGTAATATAGCAACACAAAAATTATACAATGGAGGTTACTACGGCAAAGGTGTCGGTGCTCCTGGAATAAAAGGCATTGTACTAGTACAATGGTAACAAGGAGACTTTAATGAGAGAATTTACATATGGTGATCAGACAGTAGAGGTATTGAATAGTCTAGTAATAACGGTAGGGATGGGCTCCGTAGAAGAGTACGTACCTTCACAAGAGGGGGCCTACTTAGTTACTATAGTAGGCAGTCCTCCTGTACCTGTAGGTACTAGCATGGACTCCCAGGATAATCCAATAGGGATAACACGCACGCAAAGTATGGAGGATATTAGAGCTATGCGTAACATTAAGTTACAAAAAACAGATATTACTCAAATAGCCGATATGCCTGATAGTGATGAAAAGGCTGCTTGGAGGGAATATAGGATGCTACTTCGGGACTTACCTGCACGTACAGATGTTCGTAGAGCAGACGGAAATGTTAATTGGCCAGCACCCCCCGTACCTAACTACTTCGAGTAATAAAAAACCCGCTTAATTGCGGGTTTTTATCGTCTTAACTTCTTTGCCAAATCCAGTCGTCTTTACAGCGATCAGTAAGCCAATCATCTAACTTGGCTAAGTAGAAACCTTCGGAGTAGTACAGGTGTCTATAATCATTAACTGGCTCCTGCAAAAATGCACAGAACCACTTACTTCTATCAAACTTGAATACCAGTAAAGGGTGCTCCACTTCATTCTCTCGTTGCTCTCTTAGTGTCTGCTCCCACCATTCGACTATTTGAGGAGTCTTACCTGTCAATAACCTACTAGTAAGATGATCATCTTTATAATGTTTCACTTCAACACTATACTTCATAAGTTCTTTAGGGATATAAACATCCCCTTTCAACCCATGTTTTGCATCTAGTGCCCCAGATAAAGGGATCCTTTCCCAATTCCATCCTGTAGCCTTTCTTAAAACTACACACAAGGCCGACTCTGCTCTGCTTCCTTTAGCCTTACTCTTATTAGCTACTGCCATTCTAACCTCGAGGTCTTTTCTTCTTTAATGACATTAATTTTACTAAGCAATGGGTGAGACCAGCCGTGTGAAACTAAGAAGGTATTCAAGTCGTGCTCTTTTAGAAGAACTTCGATTAATTTCTCCCTACCTTCATCATCTAAAACTCCAATTACTTCATCTAAGAATAGAACATTAATTTTAGACTTAGATAGTGTACTCATTAGTTTTCTAATGGCTAATAAGGTCGAGGTATTAACGCGTGCTAATTCTCCACTACTAAGGGCAAGGATATCTATATCTTTTCCTTCATCAGATATGATAACGTTAAGTTTATCATTAGTAACAGCGAATTCAAGGCCAAAGCGTCCATCTGACAACTCGGCCAAGTACTCATTAACCAAGTCTTCTAAGTCTTTAACTAGGTTTTCAATCTTGTAGGCTACTAATCCATTTGTACTAAACGCTTTCTTTAGTACTTCCAGGTTAGCGTAAACGTCATTAGTTTTCTTTAAATTAGACTCTTCAGATAGCAGTCTAAGTTTAAACTCTTTTACTTGCTTAACTAGGTAGTCTAACTCAGTATTAAATTTTGTAATTTCATTATTTTGAGATGATATATCCTTAATCTCAGTTTGTTTTTTAGAAATTTCAGAAGTGTGCTAGATAATTTACTATCAACCAGGCTTGAAAGTTTTTCAAATTTTTCAATTACAGATTGATGTTTATGGTAATTCTGCAAATTTTTCTTTAGATTAATTACAAGATTCTGTACTTCATTCTTCCTTCTTGTACTAACTGATACAATGTCTCTTTGCTCTTCTATCAGCTCAGAAGTTTTTTTCTCATCTATATCTTGTAGACAAGTAGGGCAGGATGCTCCTAAGGACTCGATCTTTTTCAGTACTACATTAGCCTGCAATATAATGGTCTTTAGTGAGGTAAATTCCTCGTTAAATCCAGCAATTCCCTCGGGAGCTGAAACCTCTTTAGTTAACTCTATAGAACTCAACTCAGATAACTGCTTTTTATACTGGTTATTGATGTTAATCTTGTTATTAATATCAATAATATTATCGTATTTTTCCCGTACTAAAGCTCTTTTAGCTATTAAACCTTCTGGAGCGTCCGGAACATCTAGTAGGTCCTTCTTTACTGTGCTACTTATAGGATTGGTAGATATCCAGGACTGTATAGTATCAATACTACCTCTAATCTCTGCTACTTCTGTAGAAGCCTCTTTATGGGCTGCTTTAAAGTTATCAAATAGGGTAAGATAATGGTCTAAGTTTAGTAATTCAATCAGAAATTTCTTCCTATTAGTATCTGTAGCTGTTAAAAACTGTAGAGAGCTAGTAGTACTTTGGTATACTAGTTGACTAAAGGTTTTGAAGTCCATACCTATAATCTTCGCCACAGTTTTGAAAGTATTAGTAGCAGTATGCGATGTTATATCTTCCCCATCACACTCTAGAACTACTTTTATACTTGACTTTCTATCTACTTTTATACTATAGTTTTTTCCAGCTGCTTCAAATGTCATAGATATACTATAGCCACCTTCTGGGTTATTTCTGTTCACTATATCGGATTTCTTAATACCTTTAGAGTTCTTGTTGTATAGTGCTTCTTCTATTAATAGCGGGATGGAACTCTTACCAGTACCATTAGTACCTACTAGTTGTACTATTAAGTCTTTCTCTAAATCTAAGGTATTATTGTCTCCGTAGGAAAAACAGTTTGACCATTTTAATTTTTTAAGTATAATCATGGAACACTCCTAAAACTTCTTTCACTTTCTTTTCATTTAGTCCCATAATAAACTGTAGATATTCTGATAATTCATCTTCTAAAGTCATTTCCGGAGTTAGTATTAAGGCGGAGTCATTATGCCTTTTTACTAACTTTTTATCTAGTAGTTCGTTATCCTTGTCTACTTTAACTAGCTCAGACACGTCCCCTTCTAACTCATATATAGTATGATGATAGTGGGTTCTAATCATTTGATCAGGGTGACTAACAGTCTGCCTAATAAGTTGAGGTAGTTTTAGCTTAAGCCATGACCAGTCCAGTGTATCACTATCAAATAATATTACTCCTGTATCTACAGGATTTCTATGAAAGGAGGTAGTGACAGGACTACCGGGGTATACTATATTTCTTTGAGAGTTGGTATGAGAATGTAAGTCTCCTGCTATAACTAGCTCCCACTCATCTAACTTCTTCAAATCTATTTCTGGGTGTACATGGGGAGGGATCTCTCCTCTAACGTGAGTAAATAAAGTCCTACCACTAAAGTCCTTAGGGTCAAACTCTTTTAGTTTATTATAAGGGATAAAGTCCATATCCTCTAACTTGTAGTAATCATCTATAATTTCCACTAAAGGGTTAATGGCATTAGTAACTTCCTTTAGATTAGTAAAGAATGTTGTATCCTTTTTTACTGCCTCATGATTACCTGGATAAATAATAGTTTTTATACTTATGTCTCTTATGTACTTGAAGTATAAACTTAACTCATCTAAAGTAGGCATTCTATCAAATAGGTCTCCTCCAATAACGTGTAAGTCTACCGTTTTTTCTAGCTTGTATAACTCTACGAATAGAAGTTCATACCTATTAGTCGCCCACTCTCGGGGTACACTCTTCTGACCTAACTTAATGTGCCAATCTGCTGTAAATAAAATTTTCATTGGTTGTTTCCTTATGCGATAAAAAAGCCCCTGTTACGGGGCTCTCCTTATACTACTTAATTATAGTAATTCAGCAACTTCCTCAGCAACTTCTGCTGGTACATTAGTTGGACTAACATTCTCTAGAATTCTTGTTTCGATGAACTCCTTCTGTTGGTCTGCTGTTGGACGGTTAATAACATCATCAATATTAGGTAGTTCTTTGATAGCTTCTAGTTCTGCTGCATCTAGTGGTCGAACTTTACACTTTAATACTTGTAAAGTGTACTCTACATTAAACGGTAGTGGTCCGGTCTTTTGCTTCTTGAAAGCTAAGTCCCAACCAGTTGCTGTATCTGTAGGGTCACCTAGATCTTCCGCTGCAACCATTACTGCTTCAAATAGTTTCTTTTTAAGATTAAGTACTTTAACCTTACCATCGTCCGGGTCAATACACTGTACTGCGTACGCCCATGAACATTTCATGTCTGTGTGGTAATGTCTTACCCAATCCTTTTCAATATTTGTAAATTGCTCTTTATCCCTATCAAACCCTAAACATTCCATAGGGACACGTTTACCGTCTGCTGTTGTTACCCAATAAACATATCTAGGAAGAACGTCTCCTACTATGCGAACAACATTATTGCCTTCT